TTCTTATGTAATGCTACATCAATACCTGGGCAAAATCTTGGTACTGTTCCTGTAAACTTTAGAGGAAGAATACTGAATTTAGTTGGTGATAGAACATTTAACCCATGGTCTATTACAGTATTAAACGATACAGACTTCAAAATTTATAGAGGTCTAGAAAGATGGATGAACGGCATGAATAACATGACTGATAACGAGGGGTTAACTAATCCTTCAGATTATCAAGTTGATATATTCATTGACCACTTAGACAGAAATGGTGATACTCTTAAATCTTATACTTTAAGAGGTGCATTCCCAACTGCTCTAGATGATATCGCACTTAACTATGGTTCAAATAACGCCATAGAAGAGTTCGGTTGTTCATTTACATATCAGTATTTTGAAACAGATACTACTACATAATTATAAACAAGTTATAAGGAAAATATAATATGGCACAACTACTTGGTTTCCAAATAACGAGACTAAATGACGACAAGGATAAACCGGCGGAGGCCAAACAGGCCTTCACGGTTCCTTCTCCTGATGACGGTACAACTACTATATCCGCTGGCGGTTACTTTGGTCAATACCTGGATATGGAAGTTAATGCAAAGAATGATGTCGATTTAATTAAAAGATATAGAGAAGTTGCTCAACACCCTGAGTGTGATATGGCAATTGAAGATATCATCAATGAGGTTATTGTATCAGACGATAGAGACCAGTCTGTTTCAATATCGCTAGATAAACTGGCAGTCTCAGAACCTATTAAAGCGAAAATCCGTGATGAGTTTGATGAAGTTATGAAGCTCTTAAATTTTGACGAAAAAGGTCACGACATATTCAAAAGATTTTATGTTGATGGCAGAATATACTTTCACAAGGTCATAGACCCAAAAAGTCCAAGAAAAGGTTTAACAGAATTACGATACATTGACCCACGAAAAATTAAAAAAGTTCGTGAGGTTACAAAGAAGAGAGATACAAAAGGCACTAAAGGTATAGAAATTATAGAACAAACAGCAGAATGGTTTGTTTATAATGAAAAAGGTATATCATCAGCAAATTCAAATGCTGGTCTTAAAATTTCTGCTGACGCAATCTCTTATATTACTTCAGGTGTAATAGACCAAACTAAAAATATGGTTATGGGTCACTTGCATAAGGCAATTAAACCTGTCAATCAATTAAGAATGATTGAAGATGCTGTTGTTATTTACAGAATAGTAAGGGCACCAGAAAGAAGAATATTCTATGTTGATGTAGGCAACTTACCTAAAGTAAAAGCAGAATCCTATCTAAGAGATGTTATGGCAAGATATAGAAACAAACTTGTTTATGACGCTTCAACTGGTGAGATTAGAGATGATAGAAAACATATGTCTATGCTTGAAGATTTTTGGTTACCTCGTAGAGAAGGTGCGAAAGGCACAGAAGTTTCTACACTACAAGGCGGACAAAATCTTGGTGAGATATCAGACGTAGAATACTTTCAAAAGAAATTATACAAATCTTTGAATGTACCTATTTCAAGATTAGATTCCCAAAATGGTTTTAATCTAGGAAGAGCTGCAGAAATTACAAGAGATGAACTTAAATTTACTAAGTTTGTTCAAAGATTAAGAAAAAGATTTACTCAACTATTTCATGATGTACTTAAAACACAATTAGTTTTAAAAGGTATTATCACAATAGAAGATTGGAGTAAGTTAAAAGAACACATACAATATGATTATTTAAAAGATGGATATTTTTCAGAGTTAAAACATGCTGAAATGCTAAGAGAAAGACTAAGTCTTGTAAACGAAGTTAGTCCATATATTGGTAAATATTTTTCTGTTGAATATATCAGAAAGAATGTGTTAAGACAAACTGATGACGATATTATCAATATTGATAGTCAGATTCGAGATGAAATTAAACAAGGTATTATTGCCGCTCCAGAAGGCGCACAAATGGAAGATGATGATAATACTGATATAAATATAGGAGATGAATAATTATGACAGAAGATAACGTAAGAGCAATGGTTGATTCACTTGCAGACGGCGATAATATCGCAGCTCAAGACGCATTTAAAAGTGCTTTATCTGATAAGATAGGTAGTGCTTTAGATGATAAAAGAATGACTGTCGCAAATGATTGGTTAAATGCAGCTCATGAAACAGAAGACTTAGAACAAAATGCTCAGTATATGAAACCTGCTGAGGAAGAACCTGTTCAAGAACCTGTTGAAATAGACAATGATGAGGAAGTAGATGAACAACCTGTCGTTTCAGAAGTTTAAAAGACAATTATCTGAGAGAAGATATGGTGGTCCTGAAAAGGGTAAGGCGTATAATAGTTTATCACCTAAAATGAAGACCGCAATAGATGATGTTTATGATATGATTAATAAAACACCTGACCCTCTCATAGGGAAAATACCAAGTATTATTAATCAAGTGGCTAAAAAACATGGGATTAACGTATCAAATATAGAACGATACATTGATAACGAAACAATAAAGTAAGGAATAAAAAATGGCAATTGCAACGAGAACGCTCAGAGATACAGTAGTAGAAACTGGTAGTGGTGCGTCAGGTGGTAAAGTTACTGTTCTGGTAAACATGGACGATAACACAACTGCTAACTCTAACATACTAGACGCAAGTGGATTATCTGGACATGCCAATGGTGCAAAACTAGATATCACTAGAATATGGTGGCAGTTAGTACAAGGTACTGCTGATGATAATACAGGTCATGTACAGATACAATTCAAAGGTGCATCATCTGATACAACAGCAATACAACTTGCTGGTACAGGTCACTATGACGGTACTGCTGGTAAGATTACTAACAACGCAACAAATACTGGTGCAACTTCAGGAGATTTAGAGTTAAGTGCTTTTGGAACTTCTGGTAGTGTTATAATCGAGTTAAGAAAAGACGAATCATTTACTGCATAGTAGATAGGGTTTTTTAATGGCGATTACGAATAAAGTTTTTGTTGATACCACTTTGAAATACATTGTACAATCAAAGGGTATCCTTGATGAGACAGACCAGATAATAGTTGACGCAGAAAAGTTGACAGGTGGTACAAATGAATCAAAGGTAAGTTTGATTGAGTGTCACTATCAAATAAAAGGTACAGGTACTTTAAAGATGAGTGCCGAAAGTGAAAAAGATGATTTGAGTTTTACTGGAAATGGTAAGTATGGATTACGACCTGACCAGTTAAAATTTGGCAATGATAAAATAATAAAATTAACAACTGATTCGAATGTTAAGAGTTATTTGTTAATTACAGAGTTTAGGAGAAATTAAATGGCAGATGTTGTTACAACACAAACAATAGCAGATACAGTTGGAGTTAAAACTGTTATGAAGTTTACTAATATAAGTGACGGCTCAGGTGAAACACTTGTGACTAAAATGGATGCTAGTGCATTAAACTTTTTGTCAGAAGATGCGAATAGAGTAATTGCAAAAATATATTGGGCAGTCAATACAACAAATGGTAAATCAGGCGTAGAATTATTATGGGCAGGCAGTGGAACAAGTTCTGCTAATGCAACTATAGGATTTTTCTCTGGTCGTGGTTTTCATGATTACTTTACTGCTGGTAATAGTATTCCTAACAACGCAACATTAACAGCGAATACATCTCCTGCAGGCGACATATTACTTTCAACAAAAGGGTTTGTTGCAGGCGATAACTATACAATTATTTTAGAAGTAAGATAAATGGGAAAGAAGAAAAAAGATTATTCAAGAGCAATTTTAGAAAGAATTGTAGGAACAAAATCTAAAAGTCAGATTGCAGACGAATTTAGAAAGGCTTTTGCAGAGAAGTACGGAATTGCAAAAGAAGAATTAAAGAGAGAAGTTGTAGACAAAATTTACAATAATAAACAAAAGGTAGATAAATGAAACTAATTACAGAAACAATCGAAGATATCGAAGTATTGACTGAAGACGTTAAGGGTGGAAAGTCATACAAGATAAGAGGTGTCTTTATGCAAGCGGATATAAAGAACCGTAATGGTCGAATTTATCCAGTAGAGACTTTACAAAAAGAAGTAAACAGATACACAAAAGAGTTTATTAACAAGAAACGTGCTTTCGGTGAACTAGGACATCCAGACGGACCAACAGTTAATCTTGAAAGAGTTTCGCATATGATTACTAGTCTGAAACCAGAAGGTAAAAACTTTATTGGCGAGGCAAAAGTAATGGATACTCCTTACGGCAAAATCGTTAAGAATTTAATTGACGAGGGTGCTCAGTTAGGCGTATCTTCAAGAGGTATGGGTTCTATTCAACAATCTCAAGGACGAAATGTTGTTGGAAAAGACTTCTATCTTGCAACCGCAGCTGATATAGTTGCAGACCCATCTGCTCCTGATGCGTTCGTAGAAGGTATTATGGAAAATAAAGAATGGGTATGGGATAACGGAATACTGAAAAGTATAGAAGTTGAACATTATAAAGAAGAAATTGAAAGAACTAAACGCAAAGAACTTGCAGAAGTTAAAGCAAATATCTTCAAGGATTTTATATCTAAATTCTAAAACCTACGCAGCTTTTAAGGAAGCGCATGGTTTAAGATGGTAAGATGTATAAATAATAGCAATAATAAGAATTAATTAATTTTTAAATATTAAGGAGAGACCTTATGTCTGAAACCGAAGTACAAAAAGAGTTAGACGAAGTGGTTAATGCTGCTAATAAAGATGCAGTTGCCGCTGAACCTACTCACCTTAAAAACGACGGCGAAGATTTGGGCAAGGCAGTGGTTAAACCTACTGACCCTGATGGCCAAACCGCTGTTAAAAA